CAGAATACCTTGCCGGGATTGGTCTGCTGGACGGGAATGCCGCGGATCAGAAGCCCGTTGGCAAAGCCTTGCGGATAATTTGTCGGCACGTGAAACCTCCTGGATGACCCTGTTGGGTCGGCATACGCTGCCGAATTCCATCAAGTTCGGTTAGTGTTTGCGGCCTCTTGCCGAGAGCGCCGCCATTTTTTTACTTCCCCACTTTTTACGTCCTATCGACGCTGCCAAGGCTCCCGGATTCGTCACGCCGGGCCGTTTCGAAAGCTTGCTCTTGAGTGCGGCAAATCTTTTCCCGCTGCCGAGCTTCGCTTTCATGATTCACAGCCCCGCATCGTCAGGGCGGACCTTGGCCCGCTTCACCCCGCCCGAGCGATCCTTGGGCTGCGCCTTGCCTGGAAGGCCCGCGCCTGGAAAGCCAGGCTTCTCCTTGAACGGCGCAGACTTGCCGCCAGAGCCTTGCGGATTGCCTCGCGTGCCGCCGCCGGATGCCTTCACCGGGGATGACTTCGTGCTGTTGTTGAAATAGCCGTTGACCATTTTCAGCGCACCCTGCGTGCTGCGTTGTTGAAACGACGGCCATACCGCGCCTTGTCAGCTTCGCTTAATGCGATCGCAATGGCCTGCTTCCGGCTCGTCACCTTCGGACCCTTCTTCGAACCCGACCGAAGCGTCCCCGCCTCGAACTCGTCAAAGACCTTCTTGAGCTTCTTCTGGCCGGTGGATTTCTTCATTGACGATCTCCACTTCGGAGATGCCGAGAAGCTTGAAGACAAGCCCGGAGATGACGAACTTGTCGCCCTGCCGACCGATGCGAACGTCGTGCATCCCGTGGTGACACGAATTGCATAGAACGATGAGATTGGCTTCCGAGTGATCGTGGCGCTCGGCTTCGGTCAGATGAAATTTGTGATGGACGGCGAGACGCTTTACCGAGCCACAGGCTTGGCATTTGCTGTCCGCGCGCATCTTCGCCGCGAGCGCTGCGCGTTTCCAATCCGCTGTTCTCAAGCGTTTGTTGTGCTCTGGGCCACGGCGATGCTTCCGCTGGGTCACTCTGCCGAGGCACTTGTCCGAACAATATTTCTGCCGGTGAGCGACCATAACATTGGGCTGATAGAGTTCGCCGCATTCTTCGCATGCCCGCGGCGACAGATCGGTGTTCTTGGCGCGATCCTGGCGACGCAACCGGTCCATCCGGGCCTGACTGCATCTCTTCGAGCATGTGAGCGCGTTTGGGTGAGCCTTGTCCGCAGTGAACCGGACGAAACAGATCACGCATGTCTTGTCCAGATCGGGTAAGGGCTCTTTCGATTTGCGTCTCGCGTAGGCTCGCGCGTTGTCGGCCTTCGTGCGGCACACCTTTCCGCAGTAGCGATGGATACCCTTCCCGCGGTTTATGAGCGAAGCGTCGAACGCTTCGCCACAGACAGCGCACGTCGTGATCTTCGGCTCCAAATAGTCCATAACGCCCTCCGTAAAATTGTGAGGTCACGTTATGGCACGTCTGTTTCAAAGCTTCAACCACTTTATTTTGCACTCACTGTGTCTAACCGCGTCATTGGTAAGTAACTGATAATACTAAGAAACAGAAGCACCAAGACACCACCGCCAGTCGTCCCACGCGTTGCTGTAACGCATATAGGCACGCCATTTCGCAATTATGGTATCTAAATCTTCGGCGTATGCGAATTCGAGGGCCATGCGGTCGACCCAGTGAAGGTGCTGCTTGCGGGTACCGCCGTCCATGAGGAACCAGTTGTTGGTGTCGGTGAGATAGTTCCACTCGATGAGAGTATAGGCGCCTTCATGGACGTTGCGGTTGTTCTCGGCGGTGTCGGGCTTTCCGGCCGATTTGATGATTTCGAAGCCGACATCGTAGAGGTCTGGCGGGATGAGGATTTGGTCTGGCATGGCGTCGTAGCGGTTGCCGCGGTCGTCTCTGAACGAACGGAATTGGATACGGGCGGTTGCGAGCGCTGTGGCCGATAGAGCGGTCGTGATCTTGTTGTCGAAGCCGATCGAGGTATCGGCGGCGGTGGAGTTCGTGAGATGCGTATCGTTGCAGAGCGAGACGCCTTCGGTGTGGTTGTAGAAGAAGCTATCCACCGCAAAGGCATTGTTGAAGATGCGCGCGGCGTGCTTTTGCCGCGAGCGCTGGGCGGCGGTGGCGAGCCCCGCTGGGCGCTGGTCCATGACGTTGAACTGGTCGTCGTCGAAGAGCTTGCGCTCCACCTGGAACCCGGACGCGAATTCGATGGGCGTCTGGGTGACATCGTAGCCCTGGGTCACGCTGTCGTAAGAGACGTTTCCGGTGAACTGGCTGAAGTCGCCGAAGGCGCCGACGCTCGACCAGCGGATGTCGCTGCGTCCGTTATCGGGCGGCATGCCGAACAGGGTCGGGATCATGTCCTTGAGCTGTTCGCGGTCGGTCTGCTCGTTGAAAATCCGCTGGAACCTTATATCTAAAAGGTCACCGAAGGCCGTAGAAATTGCTGGGACTGCCATTGTTCATTGCTCCTTAGACTACCAGGCCGCCGGAGAAGACGTGGCCGTTGGAAACCATCCATGCGAAGCTGTTGGAGATGCCGCTCGCGCTTGCATCGCGGAGCTGCACTTCGACGAAGTTGAAGTTGACGTTGTTGGTGTCGGTCGCCGAGGTGACATCGATCTGATCGAGCAGGGTGGTGAGCTGCGGATAGTGCGACTCGTAGCCGAACGGCGAGCAGCAGAAATTTACGACGAAGAACGTATCGCCGACGACCGTATCGCGCGGGAAGGCGGTGATGACGGTGGCTACAGTGGCGGCCGTCGAGGTGATCTTGCGCCCGATGCCGGCGTTTGCCCCGGTGTAGCCGAAGATGACGCCTTCATCCATTTGGGGGCTGGTGAAGTCCGTCGCACCTGTGGCCGTCACGGAAAGGCCGCTGGTCGAGGCCGTGGTTACCGCGAATGTCGGGATATTGGTGTTGTCGGTTGCGCCGCCGCAGAGCTTTCCCTTCCACACCGCATTGGGATTGATGATGACAGAGACGAGGGCCGCCTGATCGGTGGCGTTGTCCGCATTTTGCGCCGCCTGATAGGTCGCGGTGTCCAGCGTGCAGCCCACCATGCTGACGGCGGCAACCGTGGTGCCGGCGATGACGCCCTTGTTATTCGCGCCCCCTGCGCAGACGGGAATTCCCGGCGTTGCCAAGGTCGCGTTGACCTGGAACTGTTTCTTGATCGGCGCGCCGCCGCTCAGCAAATAACCGAATTCCATCGGAAGCTTCTCCTTATTGCGGAAGGTTCTTGTGGTGAAGATACAGCCGGCGTTCGAAGCCCATTTCGTTACAGCCGTCGCAACGACCGCCGACGAAGGGAAGGTTGGAGCGCGTGACATAGCCGGCTTTCGTTGCCGCAAATTTGTGCTGGCATTTATGGCAGAGGCAGATGGCCTGCTTCAGGTGCACCATGTCGGCAATGTGAGAGCCTGCAACCGTGCCTGAGGGCCTTTGGTATTCGTCGCGGCTCACCAGGCGTTGCGGCGTCCAGGGCTTGAGGTGCAGCGCGACCATCAGTTGGCCTTGGCCCGCGCCAGCGCGAGTTCGGCTTTCAAAGCCTTCTCACCGGCAGCACCCTTGTACATGCCGCGTTCGACCATCTTCTTGTAGTGCGCCTTGAGCTTCGCGTTCAGGCCCTTGAAGACATCGTTGGAAGGTTCGCGGTCCTCGTCCTTCGAGCCGCTGCCGCCGGTTTCTTCATGGGGCTCGGGCTGTTTCTTGCGGCCCTTCGCGCCTTGCAGGTGGCCTACCACCATCTCGATTGCCGAGACTTCGGTTGCGGCGTTGGCGGGCGAGCCGCGCCCGACAAGCTTGTCGTAAGCGGCCTGCACCTTGCCGCGCAGTTCGGAATCGACGTCGGTAAGGTCGGGATAGGCTTCGATATAGCGTTCGAGATCGGCCTCGACCTTGGCGGCCTGACGAACGTCGGCGCCGGTGTCCTTGGTGCGTTCGGTAATGCGTTTTTCGATCTTGGCTTCGATCTGCTTTTCCCAGAGATTTTCCATCTGGGCTTCGGTGATCTTGCCTTCCTCCACCGCGGCCTTGAGCTCGGCGCGGCTGTAGTAGACCTTCTCTTCTTTCTCTGACGCGTTGGGCTTCTGGCTGCTCTTCAAGCCGTCAACCGTGCCTTCGAGGCGAGCGAGTTTCGCTTCGAGTGAGCGCCGTTTGTCTCGCTCGGCTTTGAGCGCAGCCGTCAGGCCCTCGACTTCCTTGGTGGCCTGGCCGGCGGCACCATCGGAGCCCTCGCCCTCTTTCGTCTTGGGTTCGAATTCCGTTTCGCCCGTTTGGTCCTTGGTCGTCACTCTTTCTCCTTTGACGGCGGCGGCCCGTCGCTGGCGCCCGAAAAGAACAGAAAAAGCCCCGCGACACTTTCGTGTCCGGGGCTCGGATGCTCGGCTACCCTAGAGGGGTAAGGGAATCTATCTGGTCGGGAAATTCATCAGCGTTTCCATTTTTGCGCCGACGACAATCCCATCGCGGAAATTCAGTTGCACGTTCCCATGGAATTTGTCAACTCGGAGCTTGCGCAACAATTGCTGAAGCGGCACCGGTAGATGCTCTTCTGGCGGCACAATTCGCACTGCTGGCGCTTGCATGCTCATGCGGCTTGCTCGTCCTCTGTAAGCTCGATGGCCTTCAGCCGTTCGGCGGCCACGCTGCCGATGCGCTTGATTTCAAGCGGCAGCGCCATGGCCCATTGCAGCGAGCGGATTTGCTCGTCCAGGCGGATGACGAAGATGCGTCGCGCGCTTATTTCATCGGTGTTGACGAGGCGCGGATCGCAAAGCTGAGCCATAGTGGCATTGCGGGCTGTGACAGCCATATTCAAGGCGTTCTGCAGATAGGAGAGGTACTGGTCCCAGGCGGCGTCGCCGGTCAGCAGCGACGCTGCGACCGCGGCGCGCTCCATGCCCATGAGTTGTGCACGTGGGTCGTCCTTTTTCTTGGACGAGAGCGCTTCGTATTCGTTGCGGTCGAACATCAGCCATTCTCCGTGGAGCCGTTTTTAGAGTCTCTTCGATCACGGCGATCCATGGGCTCAGGCTCAGAAAATATTTCTCGAATACGCTCCGGGGTTCCCGGATGGCTGGCAAGATATTTGGCAAATAATTTATCCCATGCCGCGCGGGCCGATGGCGTATCTAAAATGTCTGCGATGCAGAAGTATTCGTTACGGTCAACCACGGGAAAGCACTCCGCTCATGGATTTGCTGCTCCGTTCGGGTTGGCGCCGCCGCCGGCCGAGGGCAGGGTCTCGTTCATCATTTCATTGGGACCGCTGATCTGGGGGGGCTGGCTGGGCACTTGCGGCGCGTTCTGGGCCGGCGCGCCGGGCCGGCCCTGCATCCGCTGCTGCTGGAATTGTGCGGCTTGGGCTTGCAGCGCCTGGGCTTGCGCTTCCTGGGCGACACGCTTCTGGGTCTGGCTGAGATAGGCCCTAAATAACTCGACCTGTTGGCTCGTCAAATGGCCGAAATTGTCGGAATTCATGAATCCGACGAGCTTCTGCAGGTGCTCCTGCGCCCCGCCAGCTTCGAGTGGCGCACCGCTCGGGACCTGGTTGTGCACGACGATTGAATAGATGGCCTCTTCGGCGGTGATCCTGGGGACGGCATCGGCCGGTGTCGGAGGCTTTATATATTGGTCGACGTTCTGGCCGTAGGCGCGGCCATAGTCGCGCGCGAGCCGATAGGCCCCCGATGGCGTCATGATCCCCATCTGCATCATGAGCGGGTTGATGTAGGTGCGCATCAGGCTTTCGAGCGCGGCTTGAAGCGACGCCTTGGAGGTATTCAGGACGTTGGCATCGAAGGTGAAGCTATATTCGCCCGCGATTTCTTCCGGGTTCTGGATTTTCACGTAAGGATCGTCGCCGGGCGCGACCACGCCTGCGATGCGGAATTGCTTGCCCTTTGGCAGGAAGCTCTGGTTGAGCTGATGAATCTGGCCCCACACGCCGGTGAGGATGGTGAAGAAGCGCCTCAGAATTCTCTCGGGTCGCGCCTCGTTCTGGCCCTGGACGATGGACATGCCGCCGATCGTTCTGAGCGCGCTCGATGAGCCCGGCGCGATCTGGCCGTAGTTGATATCGCTCACCATGGTGAGCTTTTCCTGCCATGTCCCGAGGATGGAAATCATATTCAGGCTTGCGCCCATGGCCTGGGGATTGCCGAACTGCGGCACGTTGATGTCCTGCTGCGGGTTCTGCAGGGGAAACATCGAGTATGGCTCGACCCTCAGCACTTCCGGGTTCATGCCGCCGGCGGGGCGGTAGAACATGGGCGAGGCGATCGACAGATCGTGGGCGTTGATCGACTGGTCCACGATCACCTTCATGGTGTCGTGCATCGACTCCATGATTTCGAGCAGTGACCAGCCCGAATAGCGCCCGCCGACGGGCACGAAGCTTTCTCCGACCAACGGGCGCCGCGGCGGGTTTGCCGGGTACATATCTATAAGGAGGCGCGCCTTCAGAAGCGTCCTGGTCTCCTTGATGACCCAGAAAATCTTGTCCTCGCCGTCGTAGACGTCGAAGCACACGAGCCTGGTGAAGCGCGCGTGGTCAGTGTCCTTAGGCTTCGCGACTTCGGACTGCGTGCCGGCGAGGGTGTCCTTCTGCTGGGCGCTTTCGGATTCCGCTGCGGTCGAGGAGGCTTTGGCGGCTATCTCGTCGATCTTGGCTTCGTCCACGAGATCGTAAAAACCGCTCGCCTGGAGCTTGCGCAGCTCGGAGAGGGTGGGGAAGTCCCGCAGGATGACGAAGGTGGCGCCGTTGGGGTTCGACGGGCCTGGCATCTGCAAATTGGCGCTGCGGGCCGGGAAGATGACATCGTCGTAGTCTTTGACGAACGGCCTTGGCCCATCGAACACGACGGCGTCGGCCTCGATCACCATTTCGACCTGGTCGTCTTCGTCGGTGTAGAAGCAGCAGCGCTTGTTGGTGTCGTCGGCGAGCGTGACATCGATCACCCAGCCGGCCGCACTCGGATCGTAGCGCCTGGCTCCCGGATATTTCTTGCGCACGATGCCGAAGAAGTAGTCCGCCGGATCGAGCTCGTCCGGAATCGGATCGTAGATTTCGATGCTGGCGGTTTTGCGCTTCTCGCGCACCCAGGGAATGAAGATGGTGCAGGCGGGATCGTTGACGAAGCTCTCGGCCATCTCGCCGATCAGCCTCTCGCCCTCGCCCAAGCCCATGCCGGTAAAGACTTGCGCCTGGATAAGCCGGTCGATCGTGTCCTGTTTTTCTTCGTCGGCCTTGGAGCCTGCGTTCGAGATCACGGGTGGGTTCTGGCTCATCACCGCGTTGACGAGGGTATCCTGCACCCGCATGGAGGACTGCGCCATGTCGGGGATGGCGGTGTTGCTCGCGCCTGGCCATGGCCAGTCTGTCTCGCTCCGCCACATTCGATACTTCGCATAGCGCTGCAGCCGCGCCTCGCGCTCGTTTTTGCGGTTGATGATTTCGTCGTTATAGAATTTCACGACCCGGTTGGCGATTTCGCTCTGCTCTTCGGGCGGGATAGAGGTCTTGCGCCTGCGTGTGCGCCTTTTCGCCGTTCCCGAGCCTGCGTCGGTATAGGTCACTGTCAGCCCATTTCCCGCAAGGCGTCGATGTACGCAGCACGATGTAAAAGAGGCTCTTGAAATACCGCTACCACATATTCCTCGCCATGCTGGTTCTTACGAATGAGTATTGCCTTCACACCGGCCGCCCTCAGCGCGTCGCGATTCTCGGCCACAGCGTACTGAGCGGCGAGCTGGGCGGTGTGGTAAACCATCGTTTCCGGCCACATCAGTGCAACTTCCCTCCGGATTCGAAGCTATCGAACCGGTCCACATAAAACAGGCCCTCGCGGCTCGGCCCGGCAACGAATGTCATGGGGTTCTCCCACCAGAACAGCACTTCGTCTCCATAGGCATCGAACAACCGCACGATAGGCAGGACCTCACCGATCTCGGTCTGGGCCGTCAGGCGGTCACGGTTGATGGCGATGATGTTGGTCACACGGGCACCAGGTCAACAAATTCGGGATGGCCGAACTCTTCCTCGCTGGGGATTTCAGGAAATGGCATCCAGCAAATCGGTGGCATCTCGTAGGGTATGTCGGCGTCGTCGCGCCAGCCATCCTTTGCGTACCGGCGGGCGTCCCATTTCAACGTCCCGAGAACGCGCTCGCCGTGCAGCCTGACGACCATAAGCACCTCGCTGCCATCTTTCGGCGCAGTGTCCATGGACCGCCAGCCGCTCATACCCTCACCTTCGCTCTATCGGCCATGCCCCGGCCTCTGTGGATGACCGGCGCGCCGTAATTCAGAAGCGCGAATTGCGGGTTCATGTTCAACAGATACTTCAAAAGCGTGGGGAAGTCATCGTTTTTGCGGCGCGGCGTCTGCTTCAGGTCCTTTTCGTCCTGCCGACGGTAGTTGTCCCAGACGTAGCGCTTCATCTGGTGAATCGCCTTCTGGCAGCGGGAGGAGAATACAAGCCTCGGCCTGAGCGTGCGGTTGTCGGGCCTTAGATATTCGTTGATGCGGGCACGGCCGACATCGGAATCGTCGGCGAGCGAGCAGTTGAGCCCGACATTCTGGAATTCGTCCTGCCAGGTCACGCCGCGGATTGCGCTCGCGGGCGTGCGTCCCATGTTCGGGTCGATCAGCCTCTCGGCCACGCGCAAGCCGTAGCTCGTCTCCACTCCATAGACATAGTCGCGCAAATCGGCGGGGTCTGCATCCATCTCGAACTCGTGCACGACCTGGACGTCGTCGTTGGGATCGATCTGCGCCCACAACCCCATATGCGGTTTTCGCGGGTGGGGATCGAGCAGAAACACGCAGGGCCAGGAAATGGAAGCCTCGGCATCCGCAACATGACAGAATTCTACGATGTCTGAAGACCCCGTCTCGGGACAGACTCCTTCCACGTCGGGTGTAACCACCTTGCCCGCCGCGTAGCTCCATACCAGTGGCGCATCCGTAAACAAAGGATGGATGCGGTTGGAAAACCGGATCGGCTTGCCAAAGATGCGGACGTTCCTGGTCTCCTGCGACCACGATGCCATCTGCACCGCAATCGAGGCCTGATCCAAATTCACGTTGTCGGTCGACCAGAGTTCGAAGCAGTCCACATCCTTCGCCTTGCCCGGCCCCTCGACGCCCTTTTCGTAGACCTCATCATGAATCCAGTCGACCGGGATGCTCGGATCGTCGGGCCAGGTCATGGCCAGCATCTGCCGGCCCGCCACACGCATCGTGCGCGCCTCGTTTTCCCGCCAGATGGCCAATCTAGGAGGCTCATCGTTGATGACGAGATGAAAGTCTCCCGAGGCAAAATCGCTGGGGTCCTGGTCGTGGGACATCAACTGAAGCATACTCTCGCCCAGAATGCGCTCGTGATCGTCCGGATCGCGGCAGATGATTGTGAGCGTGCGCAGCTTGTCCTTCCAACTCTTCTCCCAGTCGCCGTCTTTCAGACAATCCTTCGGTATCCAACCCCAGTGTCCCTTCGAGCTTCCCTGCTCGCCCACGCCGGACCACTTGAACCACTTCAGCTTGGAGAGGATCACCTCGATGGTTGTGGTCAGGCTCTCAATCACTACGCGCACGCGGATAGGCCCGCGGAATTTCCTGCGCAGCGCCGCGCGCAGTTCGGGAGGCCCCGCCGGCAGCACACCCGTCGCCAGCGCACAGGCCTCGGCGAGCGCGGTATCGGTCTTGCTCGCGCCGTTTCCGCCAAATATTCCGACCACCCGCGCGGTCGAGACGTGCACCTTCGCAGCCGAAGGCGAGGCCGGCTTATAATAGAGTATCTGGTTGTTCTTGCGGTCCTCGGCCTGCGCTTCGGCCAGCGCCGCCATGATGTCGGCAAAATCGTCCGCAGAAAGAGCAGCGATGCCCTTCTCGTCCAGATCGGCAATCTTATTGATGTCCACGGCGGTCCCGGGCTTCTGTGAGAGCGCGGTCCAGCATCCGAAGGGCGGCGTCAATCTGCCCCGCATCGAAGCGAATGACATTCATCCGCTCGCCACACCTCTCGCATTCAGGTGGCCCTACGGTGCCCACTCCGCGGTCATGGCCGCAGTTCGGGCAGTACATGACGAAGCTGCCGACGATGTCCATCCGCCCTTATATAATAGCGAAGCGCCGCCGCACAGCCTCAAGGAGAATAAAGCACCGGTCGCAAGGCGCGCGCACCGCAAAAATCAAGAGATGCCGCATCTCGTCCTTCGACAGTACCTGACGACACGCCGCCTCGATCCGCTCTTGCCTGGTCATTCCACCGGCTCCGCTATCGCGCCGAGAACATCGATTTCACGTAGTCGCCAATCTATCGGACCGCCTGCCAGGACCTTCTCCTATCGTCCCATAACCGCAGCCATCGCGCGAACCGCGCCACTCCCAGCAGCCCCCAGGAACCCCACCCTTTTCGACCTTGGCCCAAAACCGCTCCTCAAGTGGCCAGCTTCTCACCATCGGATACCTCCTTGAAATTCCCTTCAAGTACGATACCACGCCTCTTGGCTTCCTGAACCAAAAGCCCCGCAACTTTATCAAGCGATGCACGATTATCCGTGCGAATTATGCTTGTTGGCTCGTTTCTGAGCAACGCCCTGCGCTCGATCAACATCGACACCATCTGGCTCAAATCCCGCGCCGAGGCCCGCGCAATCACCGACGTGTCCATCGCCGCCAAAGCCGCCCACAGCTTCTTCTCCAACTCCCCCAGAAATACCGCCGTGTCCAGCCGCTTCGGGACATCCACCATCTCCCCCGCCAGCAGCCCAACACGGTCGATCATCTCCGGCATGATCTTGTCGTGACCAGCCGCAATCAGCAAATCCCGAGCCTCAGACTTCGCACGCTTCGGAACAACCTTCCCCCACTTCGCCAAATCCCCAGGAGGCGCTACACCCGTCGCCTCATCCAAATTCGCCCCACGCCACTTGTTGAACGCACGAACCTTCGCCGGCTGTTGCTGCCAGTGCACCCCCTTCTTCAGTTGCTTGATCACCTGCGGCGAGATCATCATGACCCGCCCCATCCGCGCAATGCTGTCACCAGCATCTAAAAGACGCCGGAAAAGCTCCAAATCCAGGACCCGCGCTACCCCCCCGTTCCACTCCCCAGGCTTCCACCCATACTTCCCACCCTTCGGTGCCTCTTCCCCCTCCTTCAGTTGCCGACGACCCATCGCTACAAATCCCTCGGCTTGAACGTCGCCCCAATATAGCGCGAAAGCGGCAGCGGTATCTTGGCGATCATGGCGGAAGCGAATTTGCGGGCGGGTGAGCCCGAGGAGGTCATCCGGCTGATTTTCCCATCTCCCGCGAACCATTCCCAGCCGCTGCCGCGCTGCTTGATGCCTTCGTGCTCAAAAGGGTTCGTGAGATGGGCGGTGTATGCGTATCCGTCGCGTTTATTCGGATGGCTGCGCGTTTTCCGACCATCTGCCATGCTGACATTCGGGTCGCCATGAGCGAACTTTCTGACGCAGGCCACATTGAAGCCAACGCGAGATAGGTCTGTACCGCCAACCTTCGTGCCCTCGGCCGCCGCACTCTGAAAGCTCTTACCGCTCCCATCGAACCGGAAGCCTGGCACTTTCGGGGCCTTGAGCGTCACCGGCATCAGCGCCGGCACATCGCCCCACAGATAGAACGAGCCATAGTTCCACCGCGCTCGCCCAACCCACTTCTGCGCCCCGCGCACGTTTTCCACAATCAGCGGAATGTGCCGCCCCGCAGCAGCGCACGCCTCCCGCTGTATCCGGAAACACGCCTCGAACAAAGTATTGTCCGGTGGAGGAAGAGCCTTCGCCCGCTTCCACGGCATCGCCCGGTAGCTGTAGGCTTGGCACGGCGGCGACGCCACGATCAAAGCCGCATCCCTGAACTGGCTGCCGTGGATCGTCAAAACGTCTTGGATGACCAAAAGGCCAGGATAGCGGTGCTCGCCGTAAATGTGCCGCTCAATGTCGAACCCGACGACGTAGTAGCCCTCCGCGAGCAGCCCATCCGTCCAGCCGCCGAGTCCGCAGAAAAGGTCAATCCCAAGTGGCTTTGCCATCAGGCTTGTAACTTAAAATTTCTACACAATGAAGTCTGGTGTTTTGTGAAACATTCGCAGCATCCCAGACACACCTCTCACCAAAAGACAACCAGGACGTTCAATGAACCGCGGAACTCAGCTGCTTGCCCACAAAATCGTCCGAGGCAAAACCACATGAAGAAACGCTCCCAAACCCTTGATCCATACCGTCTCTTGTGCAACCATCGCCGCCCTTATCGTCACCACCCTTGGTTTTCAACCTC